TACATGGCCAAGCTGGACGCTGAAAAGGCGCGGGCCTGTGATGAGGTTCTGGCCGGCCTTATTGCCGAAGTCCTGCGGGCTGATCGCATCAAGCGATTTGGCAAACTGCCGTATCGCGCGGCGGGGGTGAACCCATGATTATCGACATTCTGCCCGAAATTCTGGCCGAATGCGGTATTGACCGCTCCGCGCCCGTCATTAGCGACGGGTCTTTTGAAATGCGCCAGATCACGGCATTTCTTAATGCTGCGGGCCGGGAAATCAACACGCGAAACGAATGGGCGCGTGGGGCGGTATCGTTCACGGCAGCAAGCGTGGCATCGGTTGCCTTGCCCGCTGACTTTCAGGAATTGGCGGAAACCGGGCCAGTGATGGTCGGCACGGGATATAACCCAGCCCGGCTGGTTACATCGCCAGAGCTATGGCAACTGCTTTCCCGCACTCCACCCGCACAGAATTATTTCCGGCTGGAAGGTGGAAACATCCTGTTTGCTCCAGCTATCGGCGCGGGCGGCGTGACAATCCGCTACCAGTCGAAGAACTGGCTTGGCACGAAAGACGCTGTGACGGCAAATACCGACACGGCCATATTCCCCGAGCGGCTGCTGGCTCGCGGCGTGATCTATCGGTGGAAACGGTCCAAAGGATTGCCCTATGAGGACCTTATGGCCGAGTTTGAGGCCGATCTGGAGACGGCGGCAAACGCAGACAAGGGCATTGCATGATGCGCCCCGCCCGTAAGGCAAACCGCACGGCACAAGCCCCGACCGCGCAGCCCGTGCAGTTCCCGGCCCCGACCGGCGGATGGGTGGAAAATGTGAACATCGCCACGGGCGGACCGGTAACGGCGCGCGTGATGGAGAACATATTCCCCGGCCTGCAAGGGTGCCGGGTGCGCGGCGGGCGGGAAAAGGTGGCGACCGTAGGGGCGCGGGTGAAATCCATGTTCACCTATCAGTCGGGGGTCGTAAACCGGATGTTTGCGGCCACGTCTGCCGCCATATATGACATCACTGGCTTAATACCGTCCACGGTCCCCACGGCTGCCGTTTCCGGCATGGCATCGGGCTACTGGTCAACGGTCCAGATGGGGACGGCGGGCGGCGAGTTTCTTGTAGCCGTCAACGGAACGGATACGCCAAGGACGTTCAGCGGCACAACCTGGGCAACGACCGCGATTACCGGCGTGACATCATCGGAATTGGCCTATGTGTCAAAGCACAAAAGCCGCCTGTGGTTTGTCCAGAAAAACAGCCTCAAGGCTTGGTATCTGCCCGTGGATAGCATCGCGGGCGCGGCGGCTGACCTGTCCCTAACGGGTGTCATGCAACGCGGCGGGTCGCTGATGTTCATTGCAACATGGTCGCAAGACACGGGCGACGGGCAGGATGACCGGATCGTGTTTGTGTCAACCGAAGGCGAGGTTGCCGTTTACGAAGGGTCAAACCCAGCATCGGCGGCGGATTGGTCGCTGGTCGGCCTGTACAACATCACAAAGCCGCTTGGCCCTAAGTGCCATTTCCGCGCGGGCGGTGACTTGGTTATCGGGACGGAGGCCGGACTAGTCCCGCTTACTGCGGTGACGCAGAAAGACCCCGCCGCAATGGACGTGTCTGCAATGTCTGCGGCGATTGAGCAATCTTGGCGGATGCAAGTCAAGCGGCGGACTGTCGATCAGCCTATGGAAATGGTCAAATGGCCGCGCGAAAACATGCTGATGGTTTCCTTGCCGCATGACCTGACCACAAGTTTTGTCGCCAATATCCAGACCGGCGCATGGTGCAAGTATATCGGCTGGGACGTGCAGGCCGCTACAATGTTCAATGAGCAGATGTATTTCGGCGACCGTGCGGGGTTTGTTTATGCGGCGGAAGTCGGCGGTTCGGATGAGGGGGCGGCGTATATCTGCAAGCTGTCCTACATGCCATCTGACCTTGGCGGGGCGGCAACAGAAAAAACAGTAGGGATGATCCGAGGGCGGTTTTTGTCATCCGGCCCGTTAACACCGCAGCTGTCTGTTGCAACAAACTACGCGGTCATATTCCCCGCCGCGCCTGCATCTACCGCCGTTCCGGCAAATGATGGTGCCTATTGGGGCGTGGCCCGGTGGGGTGTTAGCCGCTGGGGTTCGGGCGATATAAGCGCGGTGCGCGGGACGTATGATACCGGCTGGATTTCAGTTGGTGCAAATGGTCAGGTCATTGCCCCGCAGTTGCAGATCGTCGTGAATGGTGCCGGACGCCCTTCGGCGGAATTGCTGGCGATTGATGTTCTGATAGAACCCGGCGGCATTTGACCCAAGAGGATGTGGCGGCATTTGTCGCGCGGGAACTTGGGTTTTCGCGGGGGTTCGGCGAATGCGCGGCCATTGGGTTTGGCACGCCTTTGGTGGCTGGTTTTGTCTATCACAACTGGAACCCGGAAGCGGCAACCATTGAAATCAGTGGGGCCTCTACACGGCGGGACTGGTGCAGCAAATCGGCGCTAAGGACAATCTTCGGATACCCGTTTGACCAGTTGGGGTGTCAGTTGGTTATTGCGCGACACTCTGTCGATAATACGCGGGTGCGGCGCATTTGGAAATCACTAGGGGCGGATGAATATATCATCCCTCGGCTGCGAGGCCGGAATGACGATGAAGCGATTGCAACCCTGACCGTGGAAGCATGGCGAAAAAGGAAGATGTGATGGGTGCAGGTATCGGGGCGCGACCGCCAGCTATGCAATCCAGAAAGCAAGTAATGCCCGGACGGATGCAAAAACCAATGCAGCCGCAATATGGCGCGCAGCAAAACATGCGGCAGAACATGCCGCAGTATGGCGGGATGCAGAACATGCAACCCGGCGGGCAACCCATGCGCCCCGCGTCTGCTGTCATGCCGCCGAATTGGCAGCAGCAGCAACAGCCGCGCCCTACGTCCGCTGTCATGCCTAATGCCATGCAGGGCTTGAACCAAGCAATGATGCAAATGCTGATGCGGAGGAAATAATCATGGGAAAAAGTCGCGCGCCCGCTCCGCCCAGTCCCGTTGACGTATCAAAGGCGCAGACCGGCACCAGCATTGCCACGGCTTTGGCAAATACAAACCTCCAGAACGTCAACCGCGTTGGCGCGGATGGGTCCACGCTGACCTATACCCAGACGGGTTCCAGCGCCTTCACCGACCCTTATACGGGGGTCACATACCAGTTGCCGCAATACACGGCGACGGAAAGGCTGTCCGCCCCCGCGAAGGCGATCTACGACACCCGGCAGGGTGCCGAGCAGAACCTTGCGACGGCGGCGCGGAACCAATCCGGCAACGTGGTGAAGTCCATGTCGCAGCCTTGGAACCCGGATACGTCCGCAATTGAGCGGCGCATCTTTGAACTCGGGTCCAGCACCCTGAATCCGCAGTTTGAGCGCCAGCGCGCCGATCTGGAAACCCGGCTGGCCAACCAAGGCATCAAGCTGGGGTCTGCTTCATACGACCGCGCCATGGACGAGCAGGGCAACACGCAAAACCAAGCCTACAACCAGCTTGCGTTGCAGGGGCGCGGGCAGGCGTTCGGCGAATTGCAGGCCATTCGGAACCAGCCGTTGAACGAACTTTCGGCGCTGCTTTCGGGGTCACAGGTGTCAATGCCGAATTATCCCGTGAATACCCCGGCAGGCATCCCGACGACTGACAACGCGGGGCTGATACAAGCCAATTACGGGCAGCAAATGCAGAACTGGCAGCAAGACCAGCAAAACCGCAATTCCTTAGTCGGCGGACTGTTTGGCTTGGGTTCCTCGGCAATCATGAGCGGCTTCGGGCCGTTCAAAGGCATTGGGATGGGTCGATAATGGCGCAACCAGGGTATATCTTTGGCAAAGGCACGCCCGACACATACGAGTCCTTGCAGGCCAAGCGCAGGACGGCGGAACGGTTTGGCCTTGCCGCCATGCGGACCCCGCAGAACCTTGGCGAGGGGCTTTCGGCTTTGGGGCAGGCTATCGCATACCGGCGATTGATGAATCAAGCGGACGCCGGGGATGCGGCGGGCCGTGCTGCTTACGATGAAAAGCGCAGTTCTGTGCTAGGCGCGCTGATGGGTCGTTCCTTGGGCGGGACGCCTGGGTTCAATCCTGGCGCGCCCATGCCGGTCACGGCAAACCCTGCTGGCCTAGACCCGTCGATCATTGCCGCTGTAGACCGGGTAGACCCGCAAGGCCGGGAAGCGGAAATTCGCGCTGGCCTGATTGAGCGCGGGATGCCGCCGCACATTGCCGATGGCTTTGTGATGAATTTTAAAGACGAAAGCGGACTGGACCCTGGCATTAACGAGGCAAAGCCTATTGTTCCGGGGTCGCGCGGCGGGTTTGGGCTGGCGCAGTGGACAGGCCCGCGTCGTGTCGCTTTGGAGAAATTTGCGGCGGCACGTGGCGCGGCCCCGAGCGATGCGAAAGTGCAAATGGATTTTCTGATGGCCGAATTGCAGGGGCCGGAATCGAGCGCGGCGCGCAACATCTTTGCTGCCCCGGATGCCGGTAGCGCGGCTGCGGCCATTGCGACCGATTTCCTGCGGCCAGCCCCTGAGCATTTGTCCCGGCGCGTTGCCGAATACACGGGCGGGCAGATAAGCCCCGGCGCTTCGATCCCGGCAATCATGGAAATCATGGCTGACCCCTACGCCCCCCAAGGCGACAAGATGGTTCTTGGCGCGTTGCTTGAACAGCAGTTGGCGCAGATGCAGCCGCCCGATCCGATGCAAGCATTGGAAATGGAGTACAAGCAGGCGCAGATCGATCAGATGCGGAACCCGCAAATGGCAGACGCGCCGCAGGTGGAAACCTTCTACGACCAAACCACAGGCCAGCAATACAAAGCGCAATGGAACGGCCAAGAATGGGTTCCCGTGGGCGGTGTGCAGGCTGCTGATGGGCCGATGGTGGACATGTCCGGTTTGCAGATCGGTGGTGCGGGTGAAGTCGGCACCATCCCGCAAGGCTATGAATTGTTTACCGACCCCGCGACTGGCGCGCGGCGACTGCAACCACTCGCGG